ACACAAAGGTACTTTCTTCAGATTTAGATTTTACAAAATCTGGAATCTTTAACTTATTAGGATCGGTCTTTTCTGTTATCTTCTGTCTTGATTCATTACGTACCTCTTCAACTTTTTCAAGATATTCATTGATTTTTTTTAGATTGAATCTACGTTTAGGAACATCCATGTTCCAGACTTCAGAGTAAGTGAAGCCACCTCCGCCATGGTAGGTGAGTTCAAATACCTCTGTCATAAATTGGGCTCTATACTCCTGTGGAGGGAAAAAAGAATTCGGCCGTCATTGGCAGGCCTGTTGACACCTCCGTACTGTCCTTTAGAATAAACATAACATTCATATCAATATCTGGGGTTACCTTTTCAATCTGCCTACGAAGCTCTATTGCGTCTCTGGATAGTAAATATCCTTGATCGACAAAGTCTCTAACTGTTTTTGTAGAATAGTCTCCATTAATAGAAAGGATCTGATGTTTTAATCTAGTTGAAATTAAGCCGGCTTCTTGACCTACCATTTTTTTCATACCTTTGATCTCTTCATCAATTTTTCTGTCTTCAGCTACTGAAAGTACTTTAAATGTGACAGTATTTTTTGAGTATGGTAATACGAAGGTAAATTCATTCTTGTTATTGAATAGGGACTCATCTAATGGCTTATATTTAAGATCTTGAAGATCTACATTCACTACTTCTTCCTCGTCTGTATTCGAGTTCTTGTACTTAAAGGAGTAGTCTTTACCATAAGCTAGTATTCTAGCTGCAATAAGAAGACCATTTCTATCACCTAAAGTGAGATCATCATAATTAATAGGAGACTTAATAAGTGATTTAAGCATTTTTTCAATAGCAAGGCCTTGACGAAGTAGATTAACATTCGTAAGAATGTCTTCTTCTCTTGCTGTCATGTACTTCATTTCAATTTGTCCTGATGATAGAGGACTTTCTTTAGGGTAAATTAGACCTTTTGAAGGTAGGTCTATCATTTCTGTTGGAATCGTAAACTTTTGTTCTGACATAAACTATGTATTTATATATAAATATACTAATATTTAGTTTTTTAAAATAAAAAAAGCCCCTAGTAAGGAGCTTCTTTTTAAATATTTGTTTTTTTCTATTAGTAGTTAAACACTTAATATTATATCAGTAGTTCAAAACGCAATAATCCATTCCTATTGAGATAGTTAATTCAGTTGGATCAGATGTTGACCAGTCATAGCTTCCGAAAGAGGCTTCTTTAATGAAAGCACCTTTAATAATCCACTCACTTACAATATCACCTACTGGACCGATGATAGAAAGGTTTAGGTCTTTCTTATAAAAGTCAGAGTAACCATCACGACCAGTTACTGACTCATGGTGAAGACGTACCCATTCCATTACAGCTTGTTGTCCAGAAGGAGAAATAGGGTTATAAAGTGCTAAAGTCATGTCTTTCCACTCAGCTTTACCTTTGATCTTACGATAAACATTAATATGATCTAATTTGATCTCGTTTAAAGTAACACCAGGAGCATCAGCTTTTTTAATCATATAAGATGGAATACCATCTATATACATGACAAAGCGATTTGATACTGTAGGTTCAAACGCCGTAAACATTATCTCATTCGGATCGAGGACAGGCATATTGTTATAATTTATCTTGTTTAATCAATTTTGTGATGTATGACCTTGATTTATTTAAATATTTTGCTAGTTTATTTTGTGATTCAAATTCTATTCCTTCATAAACTATTTTTTTAGCAACCGAAGTAGTTTTTCCTTTCCAATACCCCTCTTTTCCAAAAAACGGATGTTTATCTCCAATTCTACCAAAACAAGGGTTATTCTCACCTTTCATTTTATCAGCGTGATCAGGCCTTTTTTTATTATAAAAAGGGTGATTCTCTCCTGATGTAACTAATCTACACTTTTCTTTTGTCTTATCTGTGTGTCTATATCCAACGGTACCTTCACCTCCATCAGTCATATTAACTAAAGTGCCAGCCTTTTTATCTCTTCTACCATATAGAGCTATAAACTCTACTTCTTTCTCACAGGCTTCTTCCCAACTCAGATCATTAAAAAGAACTTCTACGTCGTAACCTTTCTTTGATATATTTTTCCAAGCTCTTGTTCTACCTTTTGTTTCGTAAGCTCTATCTTCAGACTCTCCTATTCCTATGTAAAACGGCTTATTTTTATCTTTTCTTATATGTCTGTAAACTATTGGCAATCTACTTATAAATATTCGATAACGAATTATTTTATATATCCTTTTATTTCTATTACTTATTTAGCTAGTTGAATATTATCTTCACTAGCAGATGTTCCTCCACTTGTCCAAAATTGACCTCTTTCATCTTCTGGTTGAGTTAAAAAATACATTGTTTTACCGTCTTGTTTAAATGGTTTACCACTTCTAAGGTTAATTTTTCTAGGAGTTTTTTCAAATTCACCATTTACTTTAATATAAACTTTATCACCGTCTTTAAATTTACTTCCACCTAATCCAAATAACTCAGTTACCGCTGGTGCTTCTTCACCTTTTTCTGCAGCTACAATTGCTTTTTCAACTTCGGCTTTCTTTTCTTTAGGAGCATTTGATTTTTTAAGTAAATTCAAAGCACCTTTAATACCTATTTGTTGAACGAGTGCGGCAGCTGCAGTAGCTACTGGTAAGCCAACACCTAATGCTAATGTAAGTAGATCTAATTTTGGATCTACTCCGTAGTACTCATTGATATTTTCTTCTACATTTTCATTTACACCTTCCATTTGTTTAATCTTCTCATCAAGTTTAGCTTTAGCAGCTTTTAACTCTTCAAGACTACGAGTTTTCTTTTCCATTTCTGTATCTTTTGTTTCTTTTTTTATTCCACTTAATGCATCGCTAGCAGTTTTATCATCTATATCAGGATTGCTACCAGGTACATAGTCTATTTCTTCTACTTTCTGCATACCGTCTTTAGGAGTTTTCATTTTCTTTTCCTTTACTACAGAATAACCAGCGCCATAATTTTGTTTTTTGGCTTCATTCAATGTTAACTGCTCTTTTACACTTTCATATAAGTGAGCAGGTACTTTAATTCTTAGGATTGTATTATCGTTCATCTTAAATTTTATTTATTTTATTGGCCAAATGAAGTACCAGTTGGAAGAATGTTGAAATCAAGTTGAATGAATTCCGCAGTCTTTGTTGGTTGTAAATAGATTGTACCAACTAATTGATTACGATCTACTACGTCTGGTGTGTTATTAGTTTCATCCATAACTACTTGGAAAGCGTAAAGACCTTGTCTTTGTTGTACTGTTTCTAAGTAAGGATTAACTTGGTTTAAGAATTTATTACGAGTTACTTGAGTATTTGGCTCGAATACAATTGTCTCACCAATTTGACCAATATAACTTTTAAGGGCAATTAACAGGCGTCTTACATTTACTCTATCAAGAGCAGATGGCTTTTGTTGAAGTGTCTTTTGTCCATAGATTACTGTTCCAACACCTGGGAAGGTTGCTATTGGATTTACTTTACCTTGATAAAGCGTATTCCTATCATTAACAGTTAATTTTCTTTCTGGCTGAAGTACTGTAGATAATGAACCTCTGTTCATACCTGCAGGTGCAAACCACTCAGCAGATACTTTATCATTGTATTCATATACAGCTGGAACTAATGTAGAAGCTGGAACGAAATTAATTTTTCCTGTTTCACGACTTCTAATTTGAACCCATGGCCAATATGTTGCGCCATAAGAATTATCATAAGTTGATGCATTACTTACAGTTGTTGATATATTTTGTCCGTATCCTACCATATCTACTACTGCAATAGCGTCTCCACGACCTTGTGCAAGAAGTAAAATATCAGATACAGTACTAGAAGCATTTTGTGTAGTTAATCCTGGTGCATAGATCACATTGAAATCATAAGCATCTTTATTAGCTAATAGACTAAGAGCTACATTATAATCACTAGCGTGCAATCCTTGAATGTTTGTAGCAGGACTAGAAACTACTGAATTTTGACTAGGAATTGCTTCAAACAAATTAACTGCGGCTTTTCCATAAGATCCATAAATTGCTCCTGCTGCACTTCCAAATCCTCCGTATCCACCTGATGCTTGGAATGAACTGCTTATAAGAGGAAAACTAGTTTCTGGTAAAGATGATGTATATTGTGCTCTTGGTTGACCTGTTTGATCAAAATATCCAGGAGTAGATAAATTTACAGATTTAACTCTTACATATCTAGATTTATTTTGATATGATCCACTTAATTGAATATAATTTTCACCATATTCATCTGTTTTTACAGTTACTGCTTGATCACCAATAACATAAGAAATATAGTTATTTTGATTAGGATCAAGAGAAAGATTATTCCAGCTTTCTAAAATAGTTTTACTATTGTTATAATCATCACCACGACGTATAATAAGACTAAATAATCCTGATCCTGTATCTGCGGAAGTAATTTCCCAACGAATATTAGCAGAGGAACCAGAAGGTAATAATCCAGAAGATGCAGTTACGCTATACATAGATGCACTAAAGTTATCCATTACATCACCAACTGAAAGTGTTTCTAACACAAAAGAAGTTCTAGTTCCGTCTTGTGCTTGAATAGATGCAGTTGCCGGTGTATAAGATCCTGAAGCCACTCTCGTAACAAGAAGAGAACTTCCTCCTTGTTCAAAATAATTAAGAGCTGCAATACTAGTTAAATATTCGTAGTTAGCACCTCCTGAAATAAACGCAGCTCCAAATAGAGCTTTGTATTGTGAATAGGTAGTTACTAATGTAGGAAGATTTACTGGACCTGTTACAGTAGGGCCTACAATTGCTGCGCCTGCAGCTATTGGTCCTTGTGTTATCTGGGATAAATCGTTTTCATTTAAGAAAACTCCTGGGCTAATAAGTGTTTCGGCCATTTATATTATTTTTATCTAGTAATAAATATCAATACTTTATTCAAAACACTTTAGTTAAATTCTCCCGTTTCAATATTTATGCTAATTGTACCGTAAGTTTCTTTTAACTCTAAAAAGATTTGTTGTTCTCTTTTTTTTATATCTTTTATTTTTTCTTTTTCTTGCTCAATTAAAAGTTCTATTGTGATTCTTTGAAATTCTAATTCTCCTAAAGCAGTAGCAACTTCAATTGCATCTCTTTTTACTAATTGAATTCTTTGCAACTCATTATCTGTAATTTTTCCCATAACAATATTTTATAATAAATATATAACGTAAATTGATAAAGTAAAAAGCTCTCTTATTAGGAGAGCCATTAAATTATATGATTGTATTTTTATTAGAGTTTTTTAGGAGTTTTTCTAACTGCAGTAGTTCCTGCTTTTTTTACCACCTTTGGAGCAGCTTTAGATTTTGTATTTAGTACTACGGCTTCTAAAGGTTCAATTTTTTCGGGAGCTTCTGGTAGATTTAGTTCTTTTGGTTTTTTCTCTAATTTATAAACTATAAAACCTACTACAATAACCGCTAAAATAATTAATACTGTTGTCATAAATAATTGTTTATTTATAAATATATAAAAATAATCTAAAATATATTTCTAGTAAAATATTTTTAGTTTCTATTTATATCATACCTATGTGCTAGGGCATCTATTGTAATTAATCTTCCTGTTGTTCCTATTGCTTTGACTGCAGTTACACCAAATCCAATTTGAGAACCTGTAATAGAGTTTCCACTTGGTGCTGTATCTTGAGCTATAAACCAGGTAACAGTATCTGTTGAATAGAACCAAGTTCCTCTATTCCATTGAGAATTTACATAAATGCCAAGCCATACATAGTTACTATCAACAGTAGGTCCTACAGTAGCTGATGAAGATAAACTTGCTGATGCGGCAACAGCCTGCCAGTTACTACCAACAGCACCTGATCCACTATTATACATCCAATAAATTCCAGTTCTAGGAAACCCAAATGTAGTACCGCCACCAGTTATTGAATCATGCCAACCTGTAAAAACTTGAAAGTTTTCTGTGGCAGTTGCTGGTTGCTGTAAAGCTAATCTGGTCAACATTATTCCTTGTCCATAACCTGGTTGTATTGATGCTGATGTTCTTGTTCCTATATGTGCACGACCCGCTGCTGTACTACCTACATTCATATCGTAAATACCTAGAGGTCTTTCTGTTGTATTTTGTAAATAGCTACTAGTACCAATAGAACTAAAAGCTCCGGAAGCTACTCCTGTCCAAAGACCTGCTGTATCAGTACTACTAGAAGATACTATATTGAATCCTAAAAATTCTTCATACTGATCAAAAAATTCTTGGAATCCAATACCTTCTGAAGATCCTATTGGTTCCCATTTTGAAGATGTTGAATCATACTGTAATTGTATAGTTCCATTTGGTATTAAAAATACAGGATTTCTAAAATCAAATCTATTTCCAGATAAAGAAGATGTTGCATTATCTTCTAATATTATAAGTCTATCAGGAGACGCATTTCTTAAAACTGCAATTCGGCCATGTACTCCTCCACCTAATCCAGTTATTTTTATAGATGCACTTCCAGAAATATCTATAGTTGTTGATTTTGCTGGATCTGCGTCATCCCATCCTACAGGAGCAAAATCATTTTGATTTACAGATGGATTTGAATTAACTGTTCCAAAGACTAATCTACTAGTTTCAACGTTTCCTTTAATTGATCCAGTAGTTACAGTTAATGATCCAGATATAGAAACAGAGCTACTTACTATTATTTGTCCACTACCACTAATTCTTAATTTTTCTGTTCCTGTTAAAGAAGCTGTTGTTGGACCTGTATAAAATAAAATTTGAGTTGCAGTATTTAGATAAGACGATCCTCCTCCAATAAACACTCTATTATCAGTAGCATTTGAATCAGCTATTAATATAGCAGACGCAGTTGCACTACTACTATAGTGAGCCACTCCTATTCTAGCTACTTTTGTTGTATTATTTGTTCTAGATGTTCCTCCTGTATCATCTGCACCTAAAAGAATAGTCGGATCATTAAGAAGTCCTGCAAATGTAATATCAAATCTACCCGCAGGAGTATCAGTACCTATACCTACACGTCCAGATGAACTAACAGATAATGCAGCAATAGATCCAGATCCATCAAGTTCAAAAATATTTCCTGTAGAACCCGTAATATGTAATAAAGCGGTTGGTATTTCAGTTCCTATACCAACTCTAGATTGCGAAACAAATAATGCTTTTTGTCCATACTGACCTATTCTGACAGTATTATCTGAAAACGCTTCTATAACCGGTAAACCCGCTATTGTATTAACTGAGAATAGTGATCCTGAAAGAGAATCATTTACACTAAATAGACGTCCTGCGGCTCCATCAACTGTGAATAGTGATTGTGTAGCAGAGCTTCCTGATCCTCTAATATTTAAAAGGTTAGCAGTTCCTGATACTTGTAGTTTTGCAGCAGGCACTGTTGTACCTATACCAAAATTACCAATATTATTTACATAAACAAATGAAGTAGATCCACTATCAATTCTAAATGCCGCGCCTGTTACGTTAACAGAAGCTGTTATACTACCTGTAACAATTTTATCTCCTGTAGCACCTCCAGCGTTAAGTGCAAATGAAGCGGTTATACTATTAGATGCGGATAATGATAAAATAGCCGCAGATGCGGTTCCAAATAATGACCCAGTAATACTTCCACTAACATTAATAGATCCAGTTACTGCATGTGTATCAGTAATATTAGCACCTATTTTAACTCCAGTACTAAAGACTTGAAATTCAACTGAACTTCCTGTTACTACAGTAAATGAACCTGTAACTGTAAATGAGCCTGTTCCTATACCACTATCTATTACCATTTTATATTCTTATTAATTATACTTATTTAAAAAATGAAAAAGAACGCTCCTGAAAAGGCTACTTCTACTTGAGCTGCGTACTCCAATACAACAAATCCTTGAGATCCTACTCCTGGGCTTCCTGAATTTACATCATCTGTTTGTCCTCCACCGCCGCCTCCACCAAAATAACTACCACTTAATCCATCATAGCCTGAAAATCCCCCTCCGTTTCCTCCGTACTCTGAAGATCCTACTCCAGAACTTCCTGGTCCAGAAGATCCTGCAGCACCTCCGCCACCAGTCCCAGATCCATTTCCTCCAGAATATGTTATGTCGCCTATAGAAGAGGCTGCTGATCCCCCAGATCCATTCCCACCGCCTGAACAAAAAGTTGCATTACAAAAAGCACTTTCTCCGACAGATCCTCCTTTCGCTAATACAGTTGTATTAGATATAAACCAACTGTCTCGTGCAGCGCTAGTGGGGGAATCGACTCCAACTGTAACTGTATAAGTGGTTCCTGGAGTTACTGACACTATTTTTCTAGCAAAAGCTCCCCCTCCGCCGCTGCCACCGTCAAGCCAATCTAATCCATCTCCTGAAATATCTGGACTTCCGCCTCTACCTCCCGCTCCCCAACAAGAAGCTGTAACAAACGCTACTCCTTGTGGACATGTCCAAGTAGTTGTCGATATAAACTCTTCTCTACTATAGCTTTGGCTGTAAGTTAAAACTACTACACCAGGAGCTCCTAAAGCTCCGTTAGTTGAATAATACGTTAAGTCTTCGTTATCGTAATACGCGCCGCCGCATCCTCCTCCTCCTCCTGCTCTGCTTCCTGTTATCCCGTCAGCATTTTGACCAAAATTTACTCCAGCTCCTCCGCTTCCTCCGTAAAGAGATGATCCTGTTCCAGGAGTAGTGCCAGACGCGTTTCCTCCCGGTCCTAAAGTACCTGCTCCGCCTCCTCCTCCTGCGCTACCGCTTCCGCCTGCATACTTTATGTCACCTATAGAAGATGCTACTGATCCACCTGGGCCTGAATTTCCCGTACTGCAAAAAGTAGAAGTACAACTTGCATTACCTCCGTTAGATCCTGCTTTTGCCAAAACAGCATTAGACGCACTAAACCAACTATCCCCTCCTGGGCTTGCAACAACTAGTCTATATGTACTTCCAGAAGTTACCGATATTATTTTTTGCGCAAATGCTCCTCCTCCACCTCCTCCACCTACACCTCCGTCCTGACCGTCACCTGATACATCTCCGTTGCCTCCTTTTCCTCCTCCTCCTATACAAGAAGCAGTGATCTGCGACGTAAAAGAAGGTCTAAATAAGCTAGCAGTTAAATTGTTTCTAAAAATAGCTATTCCCATAAGTTATGCAAAATTATCAAGTTTAGCTAATAGATCCCATTTGACATCTATTGAATTATATATAAAACCTAAGTATAAAGTTTTGCTTAGAGATGATGATGCTGGGAATGCTAATTCTGTCGATGCTCTATATTGAGATCCTGTAAAAATTAAGGCTCTTGCACCAACTCCGTCATCTTCAATTCTAATAATCATTCTTTGGCCATTAACTGGACTTCCTGAAGGATTATTAAATGCTAAAGATGCTGTTTGTCCAGTAATAGTAAAAACATCAGCTACATCTATATTTGGTGTATATATGGCTACTGAAGCTGTTGTTGCGGTTCTAGGATTTATCCTAGATCCTGTTATACTACCACTACCTATTGTTAGTGATCCTGTTATTGTTATACTACCTGTAAATTGATGCGTATTTGTTGATAAATTACCAAATTTTGTTGATCCAGTAATCCAGCTTACAGAAGATGTAATTGTTTGTGCTACTATTGTAGTAGCTGTTAAGGTACCTGTAATTAAAGCGTTAGATGCAGTAAGGCTTGTTCTAACATTAAATGAATCGGCAGAACTTGCTGTTGCTGTAAATGATGCACTAGTTGCATTAGTAACAGAACTAGTGAAAAAATAAGATGCCGTTGCTGCTGTAAGTGCATAAGATGATGTAGTAACTGCTGTTCCTGCAACTACTACTGTTGCATACCCTGTAGCAGGATAAGAAAAAGTTACAGTAGTTTGATTAGCATTATTTGATAATATGTTTTGAGGAATTATTACAAATCCATTATTGTCATAAATAGTAATTGAAGGATACGCATTATTTAAATTGTGATTAACAGTCCAGGTAGTAGAAGGCGTAGTTTGACTAAGTGTAAATGAAGTTGGACTTGATGCACCTGCATTAAGAGCGAAAGATGCAGTTAATGAAAAAGAAGATGATACTGCCCAAGATGCCGTTCCAAATAGAGATCCTGTAATTCCACTTGTAACATTTAATGACCCTGTTACAGTACTATTATTTAAAGCAATGACACCATTTCTGGCTACAAATTCGTTTGGCATTTATGTTGTGTTCTAGATCCCTATCCCTAGAACGGGGGTTTATTATAAATATTATGGAAGTGGATTAGGATCAGTCCATTCTTCCGTAGCTAATATCGCTAATATTTCTTCATAAGTGTATGGTCCTTCTTTTGTTGTTAAGGATTCTACCGATGAAGGAATTGTTTCACCTTCCCATTTAACAAATGTTTTTGTTCCATCTACTGATTTGCGAACAGTATCGATAGATGTTTCTAATACTTGATTAAAGTCGATTTGATCTAGTTCAGATACATTGAAGATCATGAATTCTCTGTGTTCGTAGTCGTTGTGCATAATTTATATTGTTTTATAAGCCGAAGCGTGATTTTTGTTCGTTGTAGTTTTGTGTGATTTCTGTTGCTGATAATATGCGACTATATGTTTTTGTACCTGCAAAATACCCATTGCCGTAATTAGTAGGAGTACTATAAATAGCTGCTAGTCTAAAAGTTCCAGTTCCGGTATATGCGGCTTGAGTTTGTTGTGGAGTACCTGATAGTGCTACTCCATTGAGATACATAGATTTTGTAAAAGGAGAACTATGATTATAAGTTATAACTATATGATACCAATTACCTGTACTAGTTGAAACTGTAAAGTCGGTATCATTTCCAAACATTCCAAATCTTATTGTAGTATTAGCTGTGTACCAGACATGAAGACCATTATTAGTGGCTTGAGTCCCTTGGCCAAATATGGCAAATCCATTTAAAACGTTTTGGTTAATCCATGTTTCAAGAGTAAAATTTTGTAATAAATTTAAAGATACTAATGATACGGATTGATTAGTTCCATTAAATAAAAAAGATCCGCCATTAATATTACTAAATGTAGGAGTATTAATTAAAGATCCGGTATTATTATTTCCACTTAAATCACTCCAAACAGTTCCACTACCAGGATAAGAATTCTTATCAGCAGCATCTAGCTCTAATACTAAGCTACTATCTCTTACTATATATGGTCCACCTGATATTCCCATTTGTTATAAGCCGAAGCGTGATTTTTGTGCGTTGTAGTTTTGGGTGATTTCGTCCACACTTAAGATTCTATTGTAATACTTTATATTAGCTAAACTACCAGCAAAATAACCATATTGCATTCCTCCAATTAGGCCAATAGTTAAATTTACTGCACTTCTAGTACTAGTTAATCCTGTTTTTACTAAAGTTGTATTAAGATATGCTCTTGGTTGTTTATTTGTGTATGTAATAACTATATGTGAAAATACAGTACTTGAAACAGTACCTGTGTAGCTTAAAAGGGCTGGGATATAGCTTCCAGCATGTTCTGCTACTACTATTCCATTTGTTCCTACTGATACTCCAGCTCCTGCATCTGTACTTACTCCAAAAAATGGATCAGTAACAAATCTTTGTCCAGTAAGTGCTCCAAAACCTGATGTTGCTTCTGTTGCATTTGTAATAGTAGAAGTAGGTCTACATACTATATCGATGGTAAAATTATTAGTTGTTAAAATACTACCTGTATTAGCTAATTGAAAAAAATCATTGGTTCCATCAAATACAATCGCACCTCCATTAGTAGAACTAAAAGTAGGTCCATTA